TAGCTGTTTCTATGGGTTTGAACAATCCTGAACTTAGCTTTATCTGCGTAGAGCCTGAAGACCAGTGTTTAGAGCTTTTGCACAAAAACATAGCAAAAATAGAAAATAAAGTAGATGTCATTAAGGGCAAAGTAGGCACAGAGCACATCAAATTAGATGAAATCGTAAAAGGAGATGTTGGTCTTCTCAAAATTGACGTAGATGGCTATGACTGGGACGTAATCAACACTTTTAGTTTTGCCACAACACCCCCTATTTACATAGAAGAAGACGGTAAAGAGGAATGGCAGTATTCCAAGTATTTTGATATGAACCACAGGCTGAAAGAGCAGAAGTACAACAATATTTGGATGTTTGACAACTATGGCTGCTTAATCGGGTTTACCAAGAAATGGACGGAAGTAGACACACTCAATGCCTACATCAATCGCATGAAAAAGGGTAAATCAGAGCAAACCTTGTGGTATTTAGATTTGCTCATCTGCCAAGATGAAGATGTACAGAACTTAGGTAGCGCAGTTCTTGCGTATCTGGAAAAGTGATTTTTCTTGGTGGCGGGGAAGCCAAATCCGTTTTAGGATTTTTTAGGCTATGACAGCGCCTTTATTCATGGTAACATTTGCAATACACAATTCAATACATTACCATGACCAAAATAACATTTAATTGCGATTTTTGTATAACTGCTGAACGTTCAGAGCCGTTATCCTGGTACAAAAAAAAAGAAAATCATTTTTGTTCTAGGCTTTGTGCAAATCGTTTTAACGCTAATAAAAAAGCTACAGGATTGACTAGAAAAGAATATGAAAAACAATACTGGAGCAAACCAGAGAATAAAGAACGTAAAAAAATAGCGGCAAGAGATAACCATAGATTTCGTCAAGAAAAAATGGGTAAATCTTTTATAAAAAACATGTTAAATCGTTGCAAAACAAGAGCAATTACAAAGGGTCTTGATTTTAATTTGGAAATAGAGGATATTGTCGTTCCAGAATTTTGTCCTATTTTAGGAATCAAATTAGAAGTTAATAAAAACAGGGGTGGAAAAGCAAATTCCCCGTCATTAGACAGAATAAACAATGAATTAGGATACGTTAAAGGTAACGTACAAGTAATTTCTAAAAGAGCGAATCTTATTAAAAGTGATGCAACATTAAAAGAATTGCAACTCTTATGCGATTGGCTTTCCGCTCTTAAGTTCGGCTAGGGTTAAACCATTGGAAAATTGAAAATGAGCCAATTCACGGAAATGTCCTGTCCACTTACCCGCCCACTCTAAACCAGCTTGCTCACCAAGAGCGCCAACAGTTGACCACATTGGGTGACTTCCATCCCAATCAGGTTTGCCATTAACCATAGGCACAACGTCCACAGCACAGCGGTAGTTGTGATAACTATCGCCAGGTCCAGCGTTCGTAACAACATTGCCTGGAGCAGTGCGCCCCTGAGCATATAAAGCAGCCTGACTCTCATTGTCTCTATAAGTGGATGTAATGAGGAGTTCAATTCCAGCATCCTTGCATAAGGATATGAACTGTTCGACTTTGGTTTTGACTTCTGGGAGTAGTTCATCTAGTGAGCGTGAGTTAATCATTTGACTTGTCCCGCAGGAGTTGAATTGTGAAGCATTGCATCCTTGGCTTGTGAACCAGCAGAGCTACCAAAGTAAAAAGCAACTACACCTGTCCAAGCAGTTCCCAATGAACCCAACATAATGTCAATTTGAGGGGTGTGTTGAACTTGACCATACATTAAGCCAAAAAGTATTCCAAAAAACCCGCCTGTAATACCTATAGCAAGAATGGGTGGTATCCAAGATTGAGTAGAAATCTGCATTGTTCTTGCAGAACTTCTATCTTGTACAGCCAACTGTTCAAAGTCTAATCCAAGCTCTTGAGCCTTAGCCTTGAGCGCTATTTCCGCTTGCTGAACGCTTGCAATCTGGTCAGCAGTGAGCTTGCCATCGTCAAGCATCTTTTTTGCATCATCTTGAGAAACTCCAAGAACTTTTGAAACTGCTTCATACGCTAATCCTCCGAATGGTCCACCAAGGGCGGTGGCAATAGTTGGTGCAATCGTTTTTAGCCAATCCATATCAATCCTTACAGTATTTGGGTAAATATCCTGTCTCTCTAAACAGGTTGTAACACTCAATCTCTTTGCTATTTTCCTCGAATTTCCTATGAAACTCAATATACCAACGTTCTTCTCTTTTGCGCTCCTCTGTCCACAGATGAATTTGGTACATCAAGCCGCCAATGGTAAACGCCACAACGAAAACAGCAATACAGATTGCGACTCCCACTTTAATCCTGTCATTTCGCATACGCCTTTCGTATGATTCGAGGACTTCCTTTTTTTTTGAGCTTTGTCTAGCGCTGATTGTTCTTTAATGAGCCTGGTTCTCTCTGCTTCAAACTCCGTCCAGACCGCTCCTAGCTCAGGGGGTGACTCATACACCAGCATCTGTCTTAAATCGTACTCAGCCTGTTCTAGCTGCTTCTTACGCAGCACATTCTCAAGAGCTATGGCTTGCAAGGACTTACCCTTGGGAGGATTCTTCTTTATTTCCTCATCTGCCTTTTTAGCCGCTTCCTGGTGGTCAAAAAAAGAGCCAAGTGCACCACTCAGCTCGTTAACAATTTTGACGACTTCACCGCCAGTTTGTTTTATTTCTTTATAGGCAGCCACTCCGCTTTTGACTGCGGAGAAAGCCATCATCGCAAGCGTAAACGGGTCTATTTATATCCCCTCACCAGGAGTAATATAAGATTCAACTAAACCTGAAGCTCCAGAATCAGTAATGTAAGCCACGTAAACAGGTTGCGTGGGGCTACATTGAACGCTTGTAACGACTCTGTTCATGCCTGGGACAATAACAAAACAGTTGCTAGGCGTGCCGTTACCTGGAGCAGAAACAGTGACGTTTGCAGCCGTGCTAATGTTTACATAAACAGGGTATCCACCTGTTCCCGTAGGCTGGTGACTAGCCAACAAATATTGATTAGTCGGAGAGACAGATGTTATCTGCATGGTTTGGGAATTCGTAGTGGCATTAGCCTTGTACGTCATCCCGGAGGATTGAAACGCAATATTGTTAGCCATTAGTACACCTTCTTACCACCACCAGAAGTAGGTGACTTCTTAGTGTTGTAGCTAGGTGTACCAGAGAAGTCAAACACAGCTCTGAATCCGCCTTTAGGCAACGTGCCAGGAGTCCAGCGTTCTTGACCAACAGAGCCATCTCTAGGCAACTGTGGGCGTGTAGACTTGGCTATCTGCTGGTTAACTTCATGAGGTCTCTGGTGGTGAGAGTTTGACATGTGGCTATTTTCATAGTCACTACTCGGACTCATCGGATTGATACTTCGGTTGTTGCTTGGCATTACTTCTCTCCTTGTTTGTTACCATTAGATAACTGAATAGCACGAATATACTCAAAGTTGCGACTCTTGTCCAATCCCCTGCCCACAACGTGTAGCAAGTCAGACCGCAACTCATCGACAACGCCAATATCGTTATCAATCGGTCTGATATGGTCTCTAAAGCCAGACGAATTAAAGCTACTGAATCCATGATTTACCCTCCTGTTAAAGGTAATCATATTATCATATATCCTTATCGTCTTCCTCGTCTGCGTGGTCAAAGAACCCTGAACCGTATTCATCATCCGACACTTTTGCCTTCAAAGCCTCAAGTTTCAGCGCACGGTCCACCACTTTCATTTTTTCTGTGATGGAAGCGGTATCGTCAGCCATGACAATCGTCAAAAGCTGATTGATATGTCTTTCTAACTCAGGGTTAAGCCCTTTATCTTTTTTCTTGCTCATCTACAACCCCATCTCCTACGAGCTGCTTTTCCACGTTCTCCAGACCAGCTCTTAGACCTAGCGCAAAAAGACTTGTGACGTGGACCAGACTTCTGAGGCGCTTTTAAATTGCTTCCCGTGGCACGGTTGTACTTAGCCCTGCCTTTAGCGGTGAGACCACCACCAGCGGCAACAGACTGCTTCTCACCCCTGCCAACAGATAAATTAGGCTTTTTTTCGCTCATCTTTTAGCCTTTCTTTTGGCTGATTTTTTGGGCTTACGAGCCGTTGACAGAGCGATAGCAATAATTTGCTTCCGGGGGCGACCACCTTCTTTTGTGAGCTTGCTAATGTTTTCTGAAATGACTTCACGGCTTTTACCTTTTCTGAGTGGCATGATTATTCCTTACATTCCAAAGACAGTTGAAACACCCTTGTACCCGATATAACTTCCAACACCATAATAAAGCAATAACTTCTTGATTTGTCTGGACTTTTCTGCACCCTGATACGCTTTATCCACAGCCTCTATCTGCTGCCTAATTGCGCTTGCTTTCTCTGGCGGTATCAATCTAAAGTCTTCTAAGTCTCTAATCATTTGCGAGGCTTTTGTTGAAACTTTGTCAGGACTTATTAACTCTAAATCTCTTAAATCTTTTGTAAGTTTCGCCTGCACAGCCTCTTGTGAACGACCAACCTCTCCTGCTTTTTTACCAAGAGCAGTTGCACCTTTCTCCAGTTTTGTCGCTTGTTGTTCTGCTTGGGACAACTGAGACACGTACTGACCAACTCTAGTCTCTAGCGTGGGAACTTCTTTTAACCACTGTGAATTTGTTTGTGCCCATTGTTGCGCCTGTGCAGCAGTTTTACCTTGCAGTTCGTTAACAGCATGTTGTGTTGCAAACTTGTTGACAGCAGCCTCATCATTGCCAAGCTGTTCTCTTAAAGCACGAACAGTGTCTCTGTCTTTAAAGAAGTAACT